ACTCCGTCTTTGTTACTACCACCTTTACTTAATGCTTTCTTATGGCTAACGTCTTTACCCTCACGCTTGTCGGCTTTGCCGTTCTTGTTAGCGTCTTTACCTTCCTTATCCATCTTACGTCTAGCACGTTGCCTTTCCATACGCCTTTCATGTTCTTTACTACCAACAGGGGCGTTCTTTTGTTTCTTGCGATCTGCTTTATTTTTGTACGGCATTAGTTTCTCCCATTGTGCACACACTCTGTCACTATGCAGTGACGTTTACATAGCCCACTCTGGTGTGCGTTCCACACGTTATTCTTGAAGGCTTGCTCCATACGGCTGTAGTCTGCTAACCATTTAGTCCATAGCTTAGACTCATCTTCTCTGCTGTAACTATTTTTTACTAACTCGTTACATACTACAAACACTAGGCCACCCCTGACGTACTCTACTTCGGGCATATGTTTGAACACTGCTAAGGCCATCAACTCTAGCTGACCTTTATCAGCGTACCTAGTATTCTTACTTGTCTTATAGTCTACTACATAAGCTGTTTTGGTGCGTTTGTTTAGTATTATTAAGTCTGCTATACCTCTCCACCACACAGCATCATCAAAGAATCCACAAGGCTCAAGGTTCTCAGTAAGACCCATCTTCATCTCGCATATCTTATCTCCCTCCTTGGTGTTGAGTACATCCAACACATCTTTGCAGTACCCATACTTCTCAGGTAGTGGAGTCCCATCTCTTATATATTCTTCTGCGGCTAAGTGTACAGCAGTCCCATACAACATAGCCTCTGTCTCAGGTTCCTTGTAGTCCTTTGACACCTTTAGGTGGTAGAACTTCTTAGGACACTGCTCGAATGATTTGATCTTTGAGAACGACCACGGTGCAATACTCAATGTACTGTACCTTTAGTTATCATGTCGGACATGACTATTAATTCTTCTATTAATGTATGTAGCTCGTCAGGGTTTAACGCTATGCAATCTTTATGCTCGTAAGACCCCTCTACTTCACACTGCTCTATAAGTACTATGGGCTTACCTTTACCGTCTTCGCCTAGCACAACACATAAGTAGTCACCTATAGTCTCAGTGGTAGCCTCTTTCTTGTCACGCTTAAACTTGTTCATGTCTGTTACCTTACCCATTATCCGGCTGCCTCTCCGTAAGATTTACCATTGTCTGACTCACACGTAATAGGTAAGCCCTCTGCCCACGATGGGGTGGTACTCATGCAACCCTCAACAAAGGCGGTCGCTTCTTTCAATTCATTCTCAGGTACACAGCATACTACAGAATCGTGTACAGTCAGTGCTACCTTATACTTCTTAGCAATCGCTAACATCTGGTCACCAATTATACACCTAGCTATCGCTTGGCATACGTTCTCCGTAACCTTACCACCGTATATCCTAGTGCGTCCGCGCCTAGTCTTGTAGCTAAACTCTGGGCCACGCACACCCTGCTCATACCCTAAGTCGTCATAACGCATGACTAGCCCTGATGGTAGTAGTATTCCCATACCCGACTGCGTTTCGACAGAGCGAACGATTCCATTCGGGCCTAGGCTCACAGCAGTACCGCGAGACATCTCAACTAACATGTTCTGACAGTCACGCCATAAGGTATTAATCTTCCAGTTAGCATCTCGGTATATACTGACTACCCTACGTGCTTCTTCGGCATCCATAAAGGTACCGAATGATAGTAGTTGTTCAGCAAACCTAATCGCACCCATGCCGTACCCACAACCTAAGATAGTAGTCTTACCTACAAACCGTTGTGCCTTGGTAACTTGTTCTTCGGGTATACCGTATATGACAGCGGCCATTTTTATGTAAACGTCTTCACCGTTGGCGAATGCTGATACCAGATCCTCTTGCCCTGCAAGCCATGCTAGTACACGCGCCTCAATCTGAGAGGAGTCACAGTCAATCATCACGTAGCCTTCGGGGGCAAGCATACTGTTCTTTAACTTCTTACCATTCACACCACGGCTAGGTAAGTTCTGGATGTTAATCTTATCATCACCTCCCCACCTACCTGTATGCGCGGCATAGTACCTAATGGGTACGGGCATAAGCCCACGCTTGGCTATACCTATAAACCTCTCAGTGCGTGACTCTTCTAGCGTACTCTTAGTACCTAGGCGTGACATCACTAACGCTTGTACACGCACATCTTTATGATCGGCTAACGCCTTAAATCCTTCATCAGTCTTAGAGAACGCGTAGGTCTGCTTACCTGTAGTAAGGCTTAACTTCATAGGGGGATTTACACCCAAGTCCCTTAGTATGTCTGCAAACTTGGGGTTACTCATAAGGTCTTTCTTTGTCACACCTGACGCTGTTATAAGGTCTTCCTTTATCTGCTTGGTATCTTCTAGGTGGTGCTCTAGTAGTCCCAAGTCTAACTCCATAACAGGTTCTATAAACATGCGTAGCGTGCAGTCTATTAAACGTAGCTCTCCTTTTGGAAACCCCTTACCCATACGGTTAAACAACTTATAGGTTAACTCCACATCGTTAACGCAGTAGTCACCATACTTATCCAGTGCTTCGTCTGTAAAATCTAATCGCTTCTTACCTACGGCATCAAGTACTTCAGTACCTTTCTCTCCAAGGTTATACCGTTGTGTTAACGCGTGTAGGCTTCCTCCAACCTCAACACCGTGTAATGCACGAGCAATACAAAGAGTATCGGTATAGATACGAGGATGAACATCGAAATGCCAATTAAGAATAGCACCATCAAACATAGTGTTGTGAGCAAGTAATATACTATTTGCCCAATCAAAAGTTTGTAAGTACTCCTTGAGTTCTTCATGTGTACCACTAGCCCACTCCGTACTTCCATTGTTAACCTTTACGCTTACACCGATCACCTCAAAGCGAGGGTCACGGATGTAGGCTTCTGTTGTAATCTTACGTAAAGAGAAATCCTTATCGTAGTAGGTTTCAAAATCAACCGTTATCAAGTCCATTTAGCATCCTTCCAAGGCTCGTATCACTGTGCAAAACGCTTTTACCTCCTCCTCGGGTACCCCTGTTTGTTTGGAGGTGTAACGTACTGTGTTACCCCCCTGCGCAGGGTCAGTAAAATACTCATACAACCGTCTCAAGTTCTCAGAACTAATTTCTACATCATTCAATACATTCATAGCTTGTTTCCTTTTTGGTTTATTAAATACGTTTCAAAGTCTACGGTTATGAGATCCATTACCCCTCCATACTTGCTATTAACTTGTTTAAGTACCACTGCGCTTTCTTTAAGTCCTCTAACGACTTATCCTTACGCTCGTATCTCCAAAGGTATTTCAGTGCCGCACCTTTGCAGTAACCCTTGAATGCTTCTGCACTCATGGATGCTTCTATACCGTCAATGCATTCGATGCTACCTGACGTGTAGTGGTTTGGTGAGTTCACCATATCTTCTTGCTCTATAACTATGCTTTTAATATCTTTAGCCATTTTCACGTACTCATGTCTTTCGTCGTCTTTAGGTAGACTCTCTTCTATCTTGTTCCAATCAGTCATACTACCCTCTGAGTAGTTCTTCTATGTCTTTCATGTTGAGTTCGTTAACGACTGCGGCTATGCCCCCTGCTAATGCTATGTCTGATAAGTTCTTCTCCTGTAGTGCTGTTGTTGTGTTCTTACCAGCCTTACATTCAATACCAAAGAACCTACCCTTGTAGCATCCCACTATGTCAGGGACTCCGCTCTTACCGTATCCCCCTGTAGCAGGAAAAAAGTAGTAACACCCTAACGCCTTTAACTGCTCAACTATCTTTCTTTTTACCTTTGCTTCGGGTGTCATCGCCATCGGTTTCTTCTCCTGAGACCTGTTCCTGTTTATGCTTGATAAACTCACGTTGCTTATCGCCAACTATTAGCATGGCTCCTCGTATTAACACACCAAGGACTCCCAATATAATAATACCTATAATAAGTTCAAGCATATTGCTCTCCTTACTTAACTACCCAGAAAGTGTGTTCGTCTATACGTCTACCTATACCCTCTACTTCTACTGTGGGTGGTGTGGGGTCACACAACATTAGCACCGCTAACTTATCTTCCAACCATTTCGGTAGCGGTTCGCTAAGATCATATAACCCTTCCGCTTCCGCGTCAACACAATTCATGCCTATACATGTTACTTCAATACTATTTTTGTACCCTGCTGACGATACGCGGTAGCTGTTAGTTGGATGATCTCTCTCATACCAAAACTTATCATTGTGTGACATAGAATATACTCTCATCATAGCGATACCCAACTTGCGGTACGTACGCTCCGTTCTCACATATAGCCATAACACCCAACTTACCCAACACACCCTCTGGTAGGTCATCAGCAGTAAGTACCCCGACAAAATCAACACCTTCTTTAGGTCGGTAGTGAGATATTACACTAGAGTCAGTTTTAGTTACCTCAAACATCTGCGTACCTATCCGCTCATGTACACGCACGCAGTACAAGTCCTCACTGGAATCTTCTACCGTAGATAGATAGCTTTTGTGTTTAGCCTTTACCGCTATTAACTTAATATTCCACTCAGCATCCAAAAAGGAATGGCCTACATCTACTAGATGAAACATCTCCTTGACTATGGATGGTAAGTCGTCCCGATACCCTATATCAAACACTTGTCTGTACAGGGTATCCAATGAGTCTTGTTCTTTGCGCTTATAGGCGTGCACCGTGTCATAGCACTCGTGTGACGTAGCCCTAACAATGTCGCTATGTGTAAGCCGTTGCAAATACTTCTTTGCATTCTTTAACGCTGTATCAGGACGTTTAGTAATCACTATTCTAAAGTCATTAGAATAACTGTTGTACTTACCGTTCCGTACCTTGTGTGACTTAACACAATACAGTAACTCGTTATCGTCGTTATACGTTATCCATATAGCCCCCATCGAAAACGTGTCCTCTGGCATATATAGGTGTAGCTTATTGGCATTTGTTTCTTGAGCTTCCCTAGAGCGTAGCTTACACCCACGAAATGCTTTCTGTACCTCTCCTATAAACTTAGTGTACTCAGGTATAAGAGTACCACCAGCTATGGCGTAATCTGCGTGCCTTCCT